ACTCTTCAAGCACTCTTCAAGCACTCTTCAAGCACTCTTCAAGCACTCTTCAAGCGTCCACCAGTATCCATGACAGTATTAGCCATGGTATCCCTTGAGTGTTCTATAAGGTATCCTAAAGAGTGCTATAGAGCATGTGTTAGATGGCGTTGTAATCTGTGTGTCAGTGAAGTCCTAAAGAGCTAAAGTGGTAACGCTGCGAAGACCTGAAGAGCTAAAGTGGTAACGCTGCGAAGTCCTAAAGAGTACCATAGAGGGGGAATCCAGACCCGCCCACGTGGATGAATAGACACTTCACAATTTTTTCCAAAATTTTGTAAGACCCAGTTAAAACTTCCACTTATGAACCACCTGAATGTTCTCCACATGGTCTTTAGAGAGTCCCACAGAGATCTCAATGGCTCTATCGTAGTTGTAATTCCTCTGGAGTCCAATAGGGACATAGAAGTGACCATCATGAGATCTACCAAGACCAGCAGATACTTCCCAGTTCCTTTTGTATTCCAGATCAGCCCATTTCTTGACCACTGGAGTCATATTGATATCTGAGGTCACTTTGGTCTGAACTCCTTTGCTATCCTTATGAGTCACCGAAGGACTCTTAGGGATCTCAAAGGTCTGACCATTGATCTCAGCAATGTATCTGTTATTTACCACCAAGTCTGGGTCTGTGTTCCGCTGCTTCTCTTTAAGTGTCACATGGTTCGTTTCATGGAGTACCTCAGTACCAATAGAGTCTTTTGGACTCTCCACTTTAGACACAGAGTCAGTGGTAGTAGAATGTAGAATAGCATAGCAGCCATAGCCAAGGAGGAAAGAGACTACAGCTACTATGATATATTTGAGAATAGATGTTACTTTAGTAATCATAGTACATTTCCTTTATATAGATAGATAATAGCTAGATAGTAGCTAGAGTTAAGGTTACAGTCAGAACTCATAAAGGACTCTTTTAGAATTGTTTAGAAATTCTTTATGATACCTGACCAGCCCTTTAAGAGGTCTTTAAGAGTCCATAAGAATCTTTAAGGTTAGCTATTAACTAGCTATCTACTAGCTACTAACTAACTTATATTTATGAATATTCATTATGCAACTCATAATGTGAAGAACAGAATGTAGTATCATTATGTATACTATAACTTTTCCTTCTCCCCTTCGGGTCTTAACACAATTAGGTAGATTGTATATACATGGCTCAATTAAAAATAAGTTGACAATTAAATTTAGCTCTTCCTCATTTATAATTATACATTTTTCTGTATATTTATACATAATGATAAAATAGCTAGTTAGCAGTGATCTACCAACTAGCAATAGATAGTAAAACTAGCAATAGCCTCCAGAACGCTCTAAAATCGTTTCTAAGAGCTTCCTGTCTGTCTTAGGTAAAACTACCTTCTAGCCCCCTTAGAAGCCCTCAGAAAGCGTTTTACGACTTCCTGAAGGGGTTCAAGCTATTCACATGCATCTTACCAAGACTCAACTTATCATTAAAGACCTCCGGCTTACCCCAGTTCAAAGCACCTCCATCAGGATCTGCCCACATCTCTAATTCCTCTTCAAGATGCTCCTCCATACCCACATTAGCATCTCTATCAAGCACATCATGCCAATAAGCTACAGCCATAGCTACAGCATCCAATCTATCATCGTGAGCCAAAGCACCACGTTCATCACAGAGTCTGGTCATCTGATAGACAAAGCTATAGGCTGGCTGTCTCTCATAGACTCTATAATCGTCCATAATAACGCTCTGATTAAGGACAATCTTATGACTCATGAGCAGCGGTTCAAGAGTATCAATGATACGCTTCTCCTTCTGCTGTCTATTGTTGATCTCCTGAACGGCACAAGGATGAATCCTATTTAGAACAGGTTTTAGCAGCTGAGAAAACATTCCATCACCGAAGTTAGATTCGATGACCACTTCATTGACCCCATAGAACTTAGCTTTGTTAGCTAGGGTCGTAAGTGTCCCCTCAGAGTACCCTTCATGATAGCCACCAATATCCATAATGAACAGGTAGCCATTGAGGAACTTAATGATAGCATATGCTGTCTCATCCTTACCACGACCACTAGGGTCTATTGCCATAACCGTCCCAGAATACTCTGAAACCTCCTCAGAGCGACTCAAAGGACTATAGAAGTAATCTCCCTTAAGAGCCACAGACGGCACCTCTGAGAGCCTTTTGGAGCCTTCTGAACACCATGCCCATTTGAGGCTGGTCTGTTTCAGATCAAGGTCTGCTACAATGAAGTCCTTTACCTTCAGTGGATACTTTTCAGCATCAGAGAGGTTAGTATTGAGCATGAACTGAAGAGAGAACCCTGCCTTACCATAGGACAGCTTTCGCTTCTCAATTTCCTCTATATTGAATCTATCTGGGTCTGTAGGAGTCAATTTGTCTGCATACTTCTCTGGGTCTTCATCATACGGTTCAGCAATAAACGGTGCTAAATCAGACCCATAGGTCTCTCTTTCGGTGATCGAAGAAGGGTACAGTACAGTCCAAATGCGTCTCTTATAGCCACGTTTGGTGAGTTCATTGTACAGACTCATTTCGTTCTGAGGTGTACCCAGATAGATGATCTTACCTCCCGGCTTTAAGACTGCATCGAACTCCTTTACAGCTTCTCCTAGCTTATCACGCTGCACCTGAGTACCAGAGTTATTCGGGACTTCTACGTCATCGGCAATCAAGAGGTCTGCACGAGAACCAGTGATCTGACCTGTGATACCTACAGACTTTACCGATGGAGAAATATCTGGCACTGCAAGACCCACATCAAAGAGGTTCTGAGTGTCTCGCTGTCCCCTTTGGGTCTGCAAAGGTTCCAAGAAGGGCAGCAAATAGATGATACGTTTGATAAAGACAGCGTTTGCATCTGCTCTATCTTTGGATGCAGACACAACCAAGACCTTGATCTGGGGGTCTTTCCAAAGCATCCATACGGTGTACGCACAAGTCAAAAAGGACTTAGCGACACCTCGAAACCCCTCAATGATGCTTCGGTCAGTTGGGGTATCCATAAGGTACTTTGCAATATCGTACTGTATAGGTGTAGGGTCTGGAAGCCCTATAGATTTCCAGACCATGAACACGAATACACGGAAGTCCTTATGGGCTGCCTTAATTTGGTCTTCCGTCCACAGCAAAGGCACCTACCTCCTCCTTAAAGATCGGAATATCTGTGGTCTGCTGCCTCTTCATCAGTTCAGCTACTCCCGGTGTCTCTGGAGTGGTCTGAAGCTGATTCTCTTTAAGGAAGCGTCTGACCTTATCAAGGAAAGCTGGATTACGTCTCAGTTCTGGATCAGTAAGACCATCCAGAAGAGCATCGACCTCCAGCTGTGCAATCTGATCTATAATAGCAATGTTAATCTTCGGCATTGTCTTCATCTCCCCATCCATCAAATCTAAAGAGATCATTAGCTTCAATAGTAGCTACGATCTTGCGAGCATAGTCTGGGTCTGTAGCATAAACAGGTGCAAGGACATACACGAAGTCTTCAACGACCCATCTGCTACGCCATTCTGCAAGAGCATCCGCATATGCTGGCTCTTCCGTAATGAGGATGCACCAGTCTCTAATAGCATCTTCAAGAGACTCATAGGACTGGAATTTATCATAAATAGTGACGTATTCACCATTCTCATATTCTGTGGTCTGCTGCCGTACATAGTTACCCCAGCCATTCCATTTGCGACCAAAGTAGTTGAACTGACCAATGCAGTATCTACCCCAGCCACTTTCAAGAATAGCCTGAGCGATACATACGGAAGCTGGAAGATTGTATTCAGCACAAATCTTACCAGCTGTGTCTCCGATAAAATCAATAAATTCATCTGGGGTCATATGGTGGGAATCTCCTTTCATTATCTTTTTTGGCTTCATCTGGGATACCATCATGGTCGCTATCTACTAGCCATCTGCTAAAGGTCTGAATAGCAATAGTCAACCCACCAACGGCGGTGATGTATTGTCTAAATTCAGATAAGTTAGCATGACCTGTAACGACCCATTCATATAAGGTCATCACAAGATAAAGCACTAAACAAAATAGAAGGTAACGAAGACTCCATTTGATGAGTCTCATGGAGTCTTTGTCACTTCTCTTAATCTTAAACGTACTGATTATCTCTTTGATTTTTCGCTTAACGTAGAGCATATCTCGTCAAGGCGTTTAGAATTGATCTTATGAGCTTCTTCAAGAGCTGCTACACGAACATCCAAAGCACGCCTGTCTGCTACACTCCTTTCAATTTCTCTCTTCAACTCATGCAATACGTCACTATTCAGGTCAATAGCGTGCTGTAATGGTCTGATAACAACGTAGTTAAAAGCAGCACTAAGGCAGCTTGCTACTGTTAAAATAGCAACAATACTATTCAGAATATCCAAGTAGTCCCCTTTCTTAATATAAATATAATAGGGAGTGCCAAAAGACACTCCCCACCATATTTAACTTACCACTAACTTATTATTTTAGTCTCCTTTACTTTTCGTAATCAATGTATCTACTTTTTCTTCAAGTGCCTTTAACCTTTCATTTAGACTCTCTTCCTGTCCTTTTGCTTTCTCATAGACTTCAATGACTGGAAGACCACTAAGATCAATGTACTTTACATAGACCCTGTTTTCTTTTTTAGAAATGAAGAAAGTGAGAGAGCCACAAGGGTCTACTCTAGCTCTCCTTACTTCTTCTACATCAGCTACCTCACCACCAAAGCTATTGATAGATGGTGGTGCTGGGGGATAAGCGAACATGATAATCACCTTCCTTTTAGTTAATAATCAGTGCTAGTAGGAGATTTTTTGTTAATTTCAGGAGACCATCTTATTATTACACGATTGTCTGGCACACCTAAGTATGGTTCATCTATCCATTCAAAATCTGCCCAGCATTCGCTGTGTGTATCACAGTAGACGTTTACATAATAGGGGGAAGAGTCCGTGCCTTCATCTGATTCTATCGTTATTTTATGTGTACTACCCGGTGTAACACCAACGTATTCATTGCTGCACATCTCTGTGTTATATTCAATTTCAAGCACTGTAATCCCCGAAGGAACTGTAAATGTTCCAGACACTGATATTAGTTTTTCTCCAGTGGGTGCTACTGCTTCTTTCTTTATCTGATATACACTTCCATCACTCTTTTTGACATAGCAAGGTACGTCTCCACTCCCTTTAGCTTCCAGCTTAATGTATGCTGGAGAGCCATTGAACTTAATTTTCAGGTTTGGTTCTGGACACTCATCAAGGGTCGTATAGGCATGAGCATCATACTGCACCTCTGCCTTTTTGACATGAAAAATTGCACCTAAGTCACTCATTCTATCCACAACTCGCTTCCGTTAATAACAAGGTGTCCGTTGCTATTGATGGCGGCAAATCCACTATCATTAGTCAGCTGTGAAGTCTTTGTAGGGAGATCAGTTTTAAGAGCGTAGGAGTCTAGCCTTATATATATATTTTGTGTGATTATGGTAGCTAGGAAACCAAGCTGATACCTTGCTAAGTTTCCCCTTTCATCATATATGATAGATGTTGCCTGCATTATTGCATCCGTTGCCGCTACATCCCAATGCATTGGCGTTTCCCAGATATTCTTTATTTTGTTATCTACTTCTGCTTTCAAGTAGTAGCTAGAAGGGTCAAACTTAGCAGCATCAATAGCACTCTGAGCTGCTGCTGCTGCGCTAGATGCTGCCTTAGTCTCACTCATCTTTGCATTAGAAGCACTTGTAGCTGCATTAGAAGCACTAGAAGCTGCTGCCGATGCACTAGAAGATGCTGCCGTTGCTTTCTGAGAAGCTGTAGAAGCGCTAGAAGCAGAGTTAGAAGCACTTGTCTGGGATACTGCTGCACTAGAAGCAGAAGCACTTGCAGAGGATGCAGAGCTACTCGCAGAGGCTTTTGCATTTTCAGCCCAAGTCTTAGCAGACTTACTATCAGTAGTTCCATCTGGACTCGTATCAGACACAGCCCACTTCTTAGCCAGAGCTGCCTGATTTGTAGCTTCAGTAGCTTTGTCAGTTGCGGTGTTCTTTAAGGTGGTCATAGTAGCCACATAAGAATCCCCTGTATCAGTCAAACGCTTATTCTGAGTGTCCCCTGTAGAGGTCAATCGGGTATTCTGCTTATCTCCTGTAGCAGTCAAACGAGCGTTCTGAGTATCCCCTGTAGACACAATAGAAGCGTTCTGGGCTGCACCTGTATTGTTAAGCTGCGTTAAGAGACTTGTCTGATTCTTTGCGATGTAATTAAGATTTACAGCATCACCGGGGTCTGTAGGGTCTAACAGGTTCTTAATCTTGTTATACCGAGCATCCCAGATGTTATCAGTTCCATCTTTACTAAGACCACCCTCCTGAGCACGGTCTGAAGTTTCCTCTGCCAGATGCAGAAGCTGAGTAGACTGTACGGTCATATCTGCTGCTCTGAGGACAGAAGCATCTGCCCACCCTACAAGAGGTTTCGTAGTAGTAACCCTATAGATCTTAATTTTGAAACCTGTAGGAGCAGCTAAAGTAACGACTCTGTCTGTTACGGTGTAATCTGTACCCTGAGTGAGTTCTTCAATTTTCTCATCAGAAATCAGAGAGACATGTACAAATGCCTTTCTAAGATAGTCAAACGGAAACGAATATTGTGTTTGAGATCCATCACCCTGATAAAAGATCTGAGCTTTTCTTTCGTTACTTATTTTATCCATCTCCTTTGTAATACTAAATAGTAAATAGCAATGGCAATGGTAAGAAGGGTAGCAATAAAGCATACCTCCCCACCAAAGATCACATTGATACATACCAAAATAAAAATGGGAAGAATAACGAACCAAAGGATTGCTAGTTCAAACATAAGCACCCCAGCACAGAAGGGTATCTGCCAACAGAATGCTCCTAGCATAAGAAGCATCTGTATTATAAAGAAAACATCCTTCCAATTTACCTCATTCATCATTATTCCCCCTTACTTATTACTGTCAATCAATTTCTGTGTCTTGTTAGCTGCCTTTGGCTTAGAAGTCAAGAGTGACTGAGTTTTGGTCTTTGCTTTAACACTACCCAGCTTCTGTGCCTTCTTAGCCTTCTTAGTTTTATGGGTCTGCTGTCCTTTAGTGTAGTCCGATCTCTTGTCTGGGAGATTTGTGTTCTCCTTAATCATAGAACCAAGATAGGACATACCGAGGTAAGACCCCAGAGGGAATGCCTGAACGAATCTATCAACATCACCGTTAGTGGCATCACCAGACACAAAATGTTTAACACTCTGCCCCATATTAAAGACTCTTTTAGCTGTCCCGGCAGTAGGAACCTGATTGATAGCACTAAGTGCAATCTTATCCCAAGACCTATCAGCCTCTGCTTTGCTTCTAGTATTATCAACCGTAGTTCTGTACATAGACTGACCTGTAGCAATTTCCCAGCCATCAGCCAAGAAGGACAGAGGTGCAGTCATAGACATACGGAAAAGACCAGAGAGAAGGACATGCTGGAGATTACCATTTCTCTCCATGTACTCCTGTCTCTTCTGTTCATCATTTGGATAATACATATAGGACTTAGCTACAGTCCAAGCATAGAAGGCAGCTGTATTGGTCATGTACGAATAGAGAGCAGCCATACCATCATCTCTTTCATGGGACGATAAAGCTCTCATGAACTGCTGATTCATAGCCTTCATCGTAAAGTCTTTGAACTGGAAGAAGAGTCTATGCTTCTCTCTAAATGGGTTCATGTTACCAATAGACTGCTGCTGGATACCTCTCATAGATTCATTATCCATGAGTTGCTTCCATTTGGAGAACGTTATTGGGTCTTCCTGAAGCCAATGGTCAAGATTACCACGTTCATCAATAAGGTACTTTTTGGTAGCCTGACGAACCTTTTCAGCCATCTCAGCTGTATGAATACCAGCTGCTGCTAACTTCTTATCTGAGAATGGTCTTCTGAACCACCCCTTCATGTTCTTACCTTCAGCCCACTTCAAGCTATCTTCAATCGCTGCATTACGCATAGACTGAACCATGCAGTTAGTGAGCTTTGGCATAAAGTTGACAGAAGAGGTAAGAAGAGCAGTTCTCTTAATGGTTCTATTAGTTGCGTCAAGTCCTCTACCAATCATAGATGGTACTGGATTATCCGCAGACACCTTATCAAAGAGTTCCCCATAGATCTTAGAGTCTGTAGAAGCAGAGGTACTCCAACCATGGATACCAATCTCTTCTGCCCAGAGCTTACGAGTGACATTATCGACAATCTCAGCCCCAGTCTTACCAAGTCTAAGAGTTTTGCCTAAGTTTCTAAGACCCGGAATGTTGTTGACCAGAACTTTCCAGCCACCATAGCCAATAGAGCCACCAAGTTCACCTAACTGTGCAGAGGTCATGTTACCACCTACGTTAGCATAAGTAGCAGCTCTCCACATGTTAGAAAAGGCATCCCAGCCCTTCTGTTCATTAACATTGTAAGACCCAATACCAAGAATCTTATGAAGACCCATCTGCATTGCTTCAAGTTCTCTACCACCATTTCTGATCGGAGAGTTCTTAGTAATCTCCTGTGCAATCTTAGAATAGAACTCCTGCTGTGCCTTAGAGTCACCAATGGTAGCTCTAAGAGCAATTTCACCACTGAGTCTGTTCATAATCTGCGGTAAGAAGTTATCAAGGTCATAACTTCTAAGATCCTTATCAAAGCTAAATTCGACACCATTCTTCAGCTTCATGACCCCGGAAGTATCTACTGGGAGTCTGTGCTTCAAGGAGTCTGCACAAGCCGTGTAAGGATTCTTCAGATTCATGTCATCAAGAGAGAAGTTAAGTTTAGAGTTATTCTGATCTATACGCCCATATGCCCAATTCTTAGCTGCCTGTTCAAGATGTTCCTCAATTTCTTCCTCTGTAGGTTCAGACCACTGGAGAGGTTTCTTTCCTTTGTAGGTCTTCTTCTTAGCTTCAAACTCACGTTTCTTCATCTCAATGAAGTATTTAGTCTCAGCATCTCTATCCATAAAGCGTCTAGCATACTCAGTCAGATCTGCCAAGCAGTCATTAGCATCATCGTAGTTACGACCCATCCACTCATAAAGTTTGGTGTAGTTAGTAACGCGGAAGAACTCCCTAGAGGTGTTTTCAGTATCCATCTGAGCCAGTAAAGACCCAAGACCTTTTCTCCCTCCAAGATTCTCTGAACGTGTCTGCATCTGCTTCAGAATGTCATTATGCAGCTCTTCAAGATCATTAGCCATACTCTGAATTTCTGGCGAGAACTTTTTGAGAGCCAAAGTGTCTCCTCTAGCTTTTGCATTGTAGCACTGAATGATCTGTTCATTGACCTTTTTGATGCAGTTGTTTCTCATGAGGCTATGGAAGAAACCAATGTTCTTTTTAATGTAGTCCATACGTTTCTCAACAAATGCATAATATTGATTATTCCAACGAGCAAGCATCATATCTTTAATGCTTTCTGCTGGAAGGTGGTCAATATAAGAGGCTTCCATTCGTGGGTCTCTGAACAGAATATTAGACAGCATCTGCAAGAGTCTGGAATGAGAGTTTCTCATGATACCAAAAATAGTACCATTAAACAGACCATGTTCCATGAACAGACCCACACGACCAAAGTGACCCTGACGTACTTTAGAACTTTGTCCTTTATCAGATACTGGGTCAAAGATAGTCTGAGCCTTATGCTCCTTAGAGTAGTCAATCTCACCAATATCTTCTGCGGTCTGAGCAATACCCTCACCATTGACATTATTCTTAGAGTACGTTACACCATTGATGATATGAGAACCATCTGGAAGTGTCTGTACTGGGTCATTCTTGTGAATTGTCTCTTCAGCGTTACGCATCATCAAAGAGTCCACAAGACTACCCTGAGAGTTGTCAGCTCTTTCTTGAGCATGATTTTCTGTGTCTTCAAAGACCTTTGGTTCTTCTTTGATCTCTTTATGCTCATTAGACTCCACAGCCTCAACAGTTGGTTTCTTATTCTTATTCTTAGAAGTTACCACTGGGGCATCTTCATAGAGGTCAGAATGGAAATACTTCTTCAATGCAAAGTCTTCGATCTCTTTATCAGTCAGCTCTTTGCTTTCATATGCAAGTTCTGCCTGTCTTTTGATCTCTTTATACAATGCAGAGTTTTTGTTAGGTTTATGTGTAATCCAATGCTTAAAGATAATTTCTGGGTTAGTAGACCCAGTAGCCTTTATAGCAGCTGCCCACTGTTTACTCTTCACTTCACGAGCTGGGTCAAGAATCATATTGACAACTTTAGCAACATCTTTATTCTTAGCTGCATAACGTTTCAAAGCACCAGCAACTGTGTCTGCTACCCACTTATCAGCATCAAAGTTCGGGTCAAGCCACTGTTCAAGTCCCTGACGGACTCTCTTAACGACACTATCCCTCTTCTTTCTGTTACCCATATTTTCAATCCAGTAAGCAAGAGCTTCCTCTGGACTTGTTGCCTTTCGTGTAGCTCTAATCCACTCTTTGTCTGTAGAGTGTTCCATTCGATCTTTAACGATGCCTAAGATCTCATCATAGAGCTTCGGTTCAATCATGTTGCGAAGTGCCATATGGACACCAGCTTCATGCATAACGACCCCTGTGAGGTTTCTCTTATTGATCTTTTCACGAATCAATACAGAGACACCAAGACCCGGTAAACTGAAAGCCTTAGCATTTGGGTCTAGCTGCACACCATACCGAGCAGCCCATTTGCGAGCTTTGGCTTCGGTAAGAATAAACAACTGACCATTTTTGATAAGGGTATCAGTAATAGAGTTAGGTTCTACAAGATCATGATAGACAACATCAGCAGCATTATTAAGATTCTCTACAGCCCCAGTAGGACTAATAGGAGCTTCAGTCTCAAATGGCTTCTGCTGAGGAATACCTGTAGTAGTGTTTTCATTCTGCTTAACTTCTTTGCTGAAGTCTTTACCACCACTGATCTGTTCTGGAGCTACAGCATCTTTTCTGAACTGGAAGTCTCCTGCAAGAGAAGCACCTTCCTGAGCAACGTCTGGCTCTCTTTCAAGTTCAGCCTTCTCAGCTGCTGCTTTTGCTGCTCGCTCTTTATAGTGAAGATCAATGTCAGTACCTTCCTGAGTAAAGTCATCCATCATATCTTTAGCCAGAGCAGCCTGAGCATTTGGTTTAGCTTCCATGTGTGGAGTAGCACCAATAGCAACACGAACAGTTTCTTCTTCAAGTCTCTTCTTATTGTTGTCCAGCAGTCTTGCCATTTCGCCACCACCGGACTTAGAGATAGCCCCACCAATAGCACCTAAGATACCACCAAAGGTCATTGCAGTTGCATAGTCTGGAGTGAAGCCCCCCCAACGCTGTGCTGCAAATCTATCTGCTCCGGCATATACCATAGAAGTAAGAGCATTAGCTGCAATCTTAGCTGCTCTATGCTCATTGATAACTTTACCACCAAGAGATATTAAAGATCTCACTTTAGCAGCCTTAGAAGCAATACCAGCAATAGTGCCTACTCCTAGCCCCGGAACGAATGCTAAAAGAATCGTAGGGTCAAGAACAGAACCAAGAATAGAACCTACTGAAGACAAACCATAGTCCATGTTATCTACAGAATTAGCTCTATCACGATCTTCCTGCTTCATTGCTAAGAGTTCCAAAAGAGTCTTTCTGTTATGAGCATTAGACAGAACATAGTTCTGAGCAATAGAGTCACCTTCAAGACCCTTCTGGACAAGTTCAATATCTTCCTGAGAGGGTTTATAGTCACTCATAGCCCATTCAGCCATAGAGTCTCTATTAACAAAGTTTGCCCATGCAGTTCTTACCGCAGACACAGAACCCTGATCTACGAACTGATTCATGAACTTGTTATAAAATTCATCCCAGAATCCATAGACCTTCTGAGCTTCTGGAAGATTAGGGCGAGCAAATGGATGTGTCATCCCATAAGCACCAGAAGGGGTAACGAAATTATCAATGACATCACCAGCCATAATAGCTTGAAGTCTAGTCATCGTTGCATCTGCATATTCGCCAGTGGTCATGTTGCCATCAGACCAGTCTTCATGTCCAATGGCACCTTCACCACCCTGCCAAGCAATAGCAGCATTTCTATATCCATACTTTTCAATATACTCAGCTGCCATTCTATGTGCTGCTAATTCCTGCTGCTCTGGAGACCAGTCATCTGGGTCATCCGCATACTCAGCATAGGTGCTAGGAATAAACTGATATTTGCCTCTAGCTCCTGTACTTTCATTATATGCCTCATAGTCACCACCAGATTCTGTTCCAGAGATAGCAGCTAGAAAAGCATCAACATTAGTCATTCATATCACCTCTTTAATATCCATTCCAACTTACGCCACCATAGGTAGCTCTTCTAGTCCCTGTTTCGGTTACTCCAGACCCTTCACCCTCGGAATCAGAAGAGCTATCATCAGTGGAGCTATCATCACTAGATTCTTCTTCAGCTGCCTGACGATCATAATGCCACTGATTAACAAGGTCATAGAACTCATCTGGAGTATATCCATCATGTTCATCAAGACCATATACAGGATCCCCAAAATGAATCTTATGATCGACACCCCACCACCAAGTAGCGTTCATGCCTACATATTCTGCATTTGTTTCTTCAACTCTTGCATCCATGTATTCAGTACCAGCACCAAGTACACCATCATCAGAAGAAGCATCAATACCATTTGTGTCTTCTGTCTTTCTAGCAAAGACTGCAACTGGCAGAGGATGCCCATCATACTCAACATAGTTATTAGCTAAGACAGAGGACAGAATATGGTTAGCTGCATCTTCAGACCCAGAGCAAGCTCGGATGTATTGCAGTGCTGTAGCATTTACCTTAGCAAAGCTATCATTAGAAATAGACACATCAACCATTTCATGCTTATCACTATCTGCATTTTTCAGTTCAACTGTGTAGCCATTACTCATCGCATTATCAGCGAAGTCTTTAGCTGCCTGTGCAACCGTAGAGTCACTAGCCATTGCATCACGACCCTTGCAGAACATCTCAAAGCCAGCTTCTTCACTCCCCTGAAAGTCCATAAGAGCCTGAATGGTCTGAAGATTGTCAGTCAAAGATTTACCAAAGGTAGCCTCAAAAAGAGCTGGATTATTCTTATAGAGACCCAGAGCAGTAGTGACACTCTTCATATCACCAGCATCTGCCATTTCACTTGCTGAAGACCCCAAGATACTGTTCTCAAAGTATCCTTTGTACTCAGAACGCATCCTAGAGTTAGGACTCCAGAACATGATTCTAGCAAATGTGTTTGTATCTCCCGGCTGTACACCAGCTAATTGTCTCATTGCTGCCCCATATGCTTCATCTGCGGTACAATAAGTATTATCTGCTTTATGATTAAGAGCGCGAATAAGAGCAACATCAGCATTCTGCGCTTTTGCATTAGCTGCAAGTTGTTTCTGATTAGCTCTAATCATCTGCTTTTTCTTAATCTTTACTGCTTTGACAAGAGCTACTCGCTGCTGACCATACTTAGGTCTAAGCATATGTTGAGCCTCTTTAGGCAGAGCATTCCACCATTTATCAAGCTGCTCCACAGTATCACAATTAGCCATAGCTTCATACTGCTTATTCATCCATTCATTTGGTTTAGCCATAGCTGTGTCTTCTGCCATACGAATGTATGTGTTCATGTCAATGACATCTTTAACATGAATAGGTTTAGTGCCATCTTCATTATTAGTGATGACAATATCACCACAAGCTCTGATCTTGTCTGGAGACCCAGTTTCTTTTGCAGTCTCTTCCAAGATACCTTCAAAGTAAGATTTTCTGACATCTGGCTGATAAGACATCAAGACAGATTTTAGAGCAAGCTGCTGAAGACCCTGAGCGTACTCTTCTGGACTCTTATCAGTATTTTCAGCAACGTATGAAGTTCCATCTGCCTGAAGAGTTGCACGCCTAATAGTATCAAGACTCTTAGACTTCTCTGCTGCTTTCTGATTGGTGATATCCAAGAGGTCTTTAGGGTTAGACTCCCAGAAGCCTTTGTAGAACTGTTCGACATCATAAGAGTCCGATTTATTATCTTCAAGGAACTTTCGTTTCTCGCTATCATATCTTTCACGTTCTTTGTCTGGCTCTTTAACTGGGTCATTAGCCATTGTGATCTGATACTGCTGATTGAACTTCTCAGACATGTACTTACCACGAGCCTGTTCAATAGCAGCAACAGCATATGGGTTATCTGCCAGCTGGAACTGTCCATATTTATTGAGAAGTTCAATAGCGGACAATTTCTTCCAGTCATCTTCAGTAGCAGCATTGATGAGAGGTTCAACCTCTACAGTTCTTGCTCTAGCTCTGTCTTCTTCACTGGAAGCATATTTCATAATGTTAGACCCAAGACCAGTTACTGCATTATACAGTCGATCTCCAGCCCCGGATTTAACGATGCCTTGAGAATCCACAAGGTTTCTCAAGGACTTCTGATAAGTGGCTACTGGCTGGCGTGTGAACTGCCTTTGCGTACCCACTGCATTTTGTGTTATACTAGCCATTTAGCCTCCGTATCACTGAATATATAAGTTGGTTTTCCGCAACTTACCATGTTTATAAATGTTCGTATAGTTTGCCATAGAAGGCAGCCCCTGAGAATTATAGGTAAAGTAAGACCCAGAAGATTTCGTATTGGGACTATGAGAACCCCAGAAGTCAAATGTACCACCTTTAGCCTTAGCAGCTGCTGCCTGTGTCTTGTATTCATTGTACCCAGACAGAGCCGTAGAAGCCAGAGACAGAATATCGGAGAACTTCTGAGACCTAGAGATCTCACCTTGTTTCTTAAGTTGTGCAATATAGTCCTTTGTAGACAGCAAAGTAGACTCTTTGTTGAGATCAACTTCATTAGACTTTCTGAGATAGTTGTCCTGAACAGAAGCAACAGACCTAGATGTGTCTGCTTCAGCTGCTCTCATGAGTCTATCTGCTGTTCTACCACCACCAGCATAACCTTCTGCAATAGCAGCATTAACCTGTGAGTTAAGCTGCATTTGGTTAATTCGTGTTTTAATAATATCGTTTACAGCAGCGTCATAAGCGTCCTGCCTTTCGATTTCGTAATTCTGAAAAGCGTAGTTCATCTCTTTGGTCGCTCCCTGAGCCTGAGCTTCTAGGTACTTTGCCTGAGCATTGTACTGCTGTCTCATCCCATACGCTTGCATTGCGACCTGAGCTGCTACAGCCCACCAACACATAGAACTAACTCCTTTCTATAATAAAATGCCAAAGATCTTTTCTGAATGGGTCTTCCCAGAACTCAGCTCCGAGGAACTTCAGGTATTTAATATGAAGTTCATTCTTTGCATAGACCACATTTGTGATAGCTGGGTAGGCTTCCAAAAGTGTCTTTACGAGATCTTTAGACCATCTAAGAAATTCAATCTTGTGGTCTTCAACTGCATTGGTCAGAAGCATCCAACCAATGACACCCTTAGAGTAAAGACCCCAATCAAGCTGCTCCTGATACCAGTTGCCGATACCAAGTAAGACCCCATCACATTTGATAGCCCTTACATCCTCTACATGAGCCATAAGGAAGATCATTTGCTCCTTAAAGGATTTACCAGACACAAACTTTACTTCCTCATCATCCATCTTTCTAATGTTCTCAGCAAAGTTCCAAATGTCATCTACTGTAGCTGTATCAATAGTAATCATATCGTTCTTGTCCTCTTTATGTAGTTTCCTTCCCATGTGAACCCCATAAGAGACATAGCCGTAGGAGCTTGTGTCTTAATGGAGATCTGGCAGTTGTCGTTCTTACTCATAACAGGAATAATCATAGACCCAGTTTCCATAGGTATAACATTCATCTTGTTATTCGTTGCACCTAAGACTCTAGCAGTATGATAGTATACATGCTGAGGTCTGGGGTCTTTGTGACTAACATGTACTTCAAAGTAGCCAGACTTTGAAAAATTGATCTTCATACGAGAAACCTGAAGTCTACCCTCCTCTTCTGCTACAATGCCAGCCGTCCCTCTCTGCTTAATGATAAGCTGTGAAAACTGAACATAGAACGTAAAGAGTTCTCCAAAAGTGACCTTCTGTCCTCTCAAGTCTCTATTGATGTAGACATTATCGTTCTTTACGTCATTATAAGAGAACTCATAATAATGACCATCAGAGGTAACGACACCATACTTTGCACCAGTAGACAGATAATTTCCATATGCCCTTGCAAGATGTAAGTGTGTCATGTTGTTAATGTCATCATAGTTGTCATCAGCGATTGGAGCAGACACAGCCTTACGGTCAAGGAAGACACGGTAAGGTTCATCATTGTAGTCTTTGGTGTTGTATGTGAAAATCATTTTCTCCATAAACAATTCACCATTTCTGACAACAAGCATGTAGAAGGTAGAATCAAAGAAACCACCGCCTAAGATGGTCGCTCCCTTAAATTCCCAATAAGACCATGAAGACTGCATACGATCTTCTTCAGAGAACAGATATTTGTACACATAGATTCTGGAAGTGTTACCAGAAGAGAGTACAAGCAGAATGTGTTCGTTGTTAGAAGGACACAGTGCATAGACCCCATTAGGGATAAAAGAAGGAACATGTGAAGACACATCCTGAGCATCTTTCGTCCCCTGAGTATCATTCATGGTGTAGTATTCGTTCAGTGAAGAGAACTCAGCTCTCTTAACAATGAAGTACATTCTTCGACCAGCTCCTACAGGCTTTACTTCTTTAGCAGAGGTAAATTGAGTAGCTAGAGGAGCAGCTGCGTTCTGAGGTGTTAAGACCCCATCAGCTGCCAGAATGAACTGAGAGTTAGCTGAAAAGAGTACCAAGTCCTGAGCAAATGGTACTGCGTGATAAAGTGTGCATACTTTATTGTTAGATACAGCCAAATCAATCGGGTCTGTATCCTGTACCTCTACAGCAGACCCCATCCAGAAGTTGAAGAAAGATGCAGACCTAGAGAGGATAATGTTTTCTCCGCTAAGGAATCCTAAACGATTTCTAAAGAGAAATACATCATTGATCTTCCCATCAACAAAGGAAGGTTCAGAGTTTGAATCTTCATCCCCTGTGTCTCTATCCTCCCATTCAGCTGGCTTCACAGTAAATGAACCATCAGCATTTCTGACCATTACATGAGGCATAGTAGCTTTGTCATAACCAGCAATGATTCCCGGTTTCGCACATTCCTTCCAGATGTTATCAGAAGATCTATAAGAGACATAGTAGTCATCTGAACCAGACCCACTGTCACCTAAGACCTTTACTGTGTATCCGTCTTTGGCTTCTGTAGGTAAGTTCGTGAATTTCTGAGCAGTGTGAAAGAAACTAAACATACCCAGACCATTGAACCCATCGACACATTTGACAGTCTTAATAGTCACATTTGCTTTAGTAAGGTAAAGAGAAGAGTTATACTTCTCTACTGTCCATCCTTTAGCAGTAGCAGCCTCTCCTAACTTATCTCGAATGAAGTTAGTATCAATCTGCTTTGTGTCTGCTGCGTTGTTCCCATTAGGTGTCGTAAATTCTGCGATTACTTCATCGTTAATGAGAATCTTGTAGGTTCTACCGTACTGACCAGATTTAACATTAACAAGACAACTATGGTCATCCCATTTGTAAGGAACTGGGTCTTTTCCCATTTTGACCACTTTGTCTCTGTTTACGATAAAAGTATAATCAGCAATAGTAACGAGTCTAAGAGACTTTCTAGGATTAGCAACTGTGATATAGGCTTCTCCATCCCCCTCATATTTTACAGTATATGCTTTCCCATATTCATCCCAGACCTTAGCTGAAGACCCATCAAAGAGCATCACATACTTTTCATTCTCATCTCTGTTTACGATATGCACCAGAGAGTTAGGGTTAGTAGGTGCAGCTCCAAGATCACTCACATAGAGGGTCGGGGGTCTTTTCTGGAGACCAGAAGACTCCGTAGAAAAACCATTGACCTGCTGATCGAGCTGTTCAGGAAGCCTAAGAAGATCTGGCTGCTGAGAGATACCAGAGATCAAGTTCTTAATGGTCTGTGAAATTCTAGTGTTCCTCATTAGCGTGCCTCCAGAGTCTGAACTGGCTGAACACTAAACATAGAATAGTCTCCAAGTTCCATTTCATATTCCTGAAGTGCTGCCCATGCTTCCTGTTCCTGAGCCAAAAGGTTCTGACCAATACTGTCATCATCAAGGGTCTGAGACTGGAAGATTCTAGCTGCTTTAGCTACAATGTAGTCTCTAGCAACAGAAGGCATGTAGTCGAAGTCAATAAGACGAATGAGTTCTACTTCAATATCCGAAGTGAATGTGTCTGTTTGATTGTCAAAATCATAGACATATTCGCCCCTCTGGACATACTTAGTCCCATCTGTTCCGACAATATAGAGAATGTCATCCTGCCATTTGATCTTATTTGTAGTCACATCTCTGTTCAGCTTTGCTTCATCAACATGATTGAAAGACCAGCCTTTAGACTGCACCTGTCTATTTACTTTCTCTAAGACCCTAATGGCGTTCTCAACATCGACATTCTGGGAGTCTTCAAGAGTATTGACAGGAGCTTCCCCTACAGCTGCTAACATATCATTGATAGCATCTATGGATTTATTAGATGTAAGAATCATAGTAGCTCCTTTCATAAATAATAGTTTTTGTGGAGTCCCCTTTGGGAATCGAACCCAAGTCTTTAATATTCTTCCACTGAACTAAAGGGACATAAAAGGGTATATGGTACGAGCCATACACCCTTCTTTAATTAGTTTGAGTATATCTCTATACTCGGTTTAAGTTACAGAGTTGCTTCAATGCAACCCATGTAAGCTGCTTCTGGACGCAGACCGCCATGCCCTACAGCATAAGAAGCTGCAAGCATATCAGCCTGATATTCTGCTCGTCTTGCACGTTCGAGCTTCAGGTCACGGAGCTTAACCGTACCTACAGCGGACTTATGCATTGCAATGAATGCACACTTGTCTTTGTAAGTAGCCGGGAAGACATGACCAACACCCTGAAGCAGACCATCGTTGACTTCTGCACCACCCATGGTCAGGTGTGGACATTCGATGATATCGAAGCCAGCAATACGGAGGATGTTAGCATCAGTAATAGTTGCTACACCACCGTAATCACGGTTAATAGCGACCAGAGATGCAATGAGTGCAGTACGAGCTTCTGGGGTCATAAAGACATAGCGTTCAGTTTCTGGAACGTAGTTGTTAGACATTTTAGCCTTAATTTCCAGAAGAGCCTGTACCAGAGCCTTACCTTCTGCTTCAGTAACACCAATATCAGCTGCTGCGAGCTTCTTAGTGATGATCTCACCTTTACCCAGACCAGTCAGATTTTCCTTGTTGGCAACAACCATTTTTGCTGCTTCAGCAAGTACAGCACCATCCATTTTCAGAGCAAGTGCTTCACCCATCTGTTTGGAGTATTCAGAGCGAACATCAAAATGAGACAGAGCCTCATCAATATCCGGAATCATCTGAGAGGTAGTCAGAAGACCATCAATAACGATGATCTTTTCACCAGTCGGAATGTTCTGACGGATATCATCAAGAGACTTACCCGGTTTCAGGTAAGCTGCGTCTGCACGACCGAATACCGGGAACTGTGCAGATTTACCAGAAGAAATAGTACGGACAATGTGTCTTCCCATCGTAACGGAAGAACGAGAGAAAGCTGCCAGAGTTTCACCAGCAAAGACTTTCAGATAAGCACCCAGAGTGTCAGTAGTACCCTGAATCAGACCGGGCTGTGCGACAGTAACGTCTGCCACTAATAATCAACTCCTTTTCAATAAAAATAAAACATTGTTTAAGAATTAGCCCAAGAATGTGGACTGCATTGTCATACGCTGTACCTTTTCGGTGTATGTCATATCTGTACCGTAACGTGGGTCATTCATGGCTTTGACCATAGCATCTTTGCTATTAAAGCCCTTCGTTTCAACCGTATTGGCACCACCAAGAATAGAGCGATTAGACGTTCCATATTTAGTTGTCATCTGTGCTTTGTAGCCGTTAATGAGAGCAGCAAGCTGGGTCAGACTACCAGAGTTGATAGTCTCATTGAAAGCCTGTACATCGGCTTCACCAAGACCCTTAATGAAATTGCAGAGCTTGCCATATTCTGCTTCACCACCAGCAATTTTATAAACTGCATTGGTAAATTCGTTTACCTGTGCTTCAAAGCCTTTAATAAATGCATTGACTACAGCTTCAGGATAGCCAGCTCCTTTAAGAGCCTTCATGCTTTCATCAGAGAGTTTTCCGTTGTCTTCATATTCCTTCACAAGGGCATCATAATCGACACCTTTAGAAGTCAGATCAGACTTAACTTCATCTTCTGCCTTCTGCTGTTCTTTGACCTCATCTTCGACTTCTTTGATCTCAGCTTCTGGGGTCTTCTCTTCCTGCTTCTTTTCTTCAGCTTCTTTAGCCTCTTTTTCTTTAGTGTCTACTTTTTCACCATTGTCGGAAATTTCAACACCTTTGTGTTCTTCAAGAGTGTCAATAGCTGCCTTTTCAGCAGTCTTCCCTGCATCAACTACAGTACCCGCGTCAACTTCTGGCGTTGGATTTACGACCTGTTCTTCACCTTCCATTATGTTCCTCCTTCATTACCATTTGCTTGTTGCATCATACCAGCAGCCATTTGTGGAGCTGCTCTTTCAGCCATTGCTGCCATCTGACTCTGCTGCTGTTCCTGCTGAATCTGCTCTGGGGTCTTAATCAAATTTTCAGTATTGATAGAAAGACCATTTGCCATGCGTTCAGCCATAACAGGCCAGTTGATGACCTGAGCCATTTCTGGATTCTGGCTAACAATCTGACTGAATGTCATCATCTTATTGAAATCATGCCCTCTGCCAATAGCAGCAAGACCAGTAGTAATAGTTGGCTCTACAAGATCATCAAGATCTGGCATCTGACCAGTTCCTTCAAGCTGTACCAAAAGTCTCCTTACGAGAGGCAGCTGAAGTTCCTGAGACAGAATAGAATAAACACCACCTAATGTGTCTTCCAACTCCGATGCAACGTACCTGATTTCTTCGGCAGTTACACGTTCACCATTCCTCTGTACAGCTGAGTTAAGCATAAATGCAAAAGACAAGCGGTCAGAGAGCATGGTCACAGTAGAAGCTGCCACCTGAAGATCTGCCCCTTTGTTAAGCTGAAGTGCCTGTACGTCATCGGGTCTTCCCGGTACAAAGCTACCCGATTTAGCTTTAGCGAGCTTAAAGGGTCTTGTGATACCGTTCGGGTTGACCAAGTACAGAACATTAGCACAGATAGCGGACATTTCTACGATAGCCTTAGAGAGAGCTTCAAGAGATCTAAGATCCCCCAGATACTCCTCTACAAAAGATCTGCCATAAGACTCCCCATCCATCTTTACCATACGCAAAGGGATCCATGGGGTCTTTTCCTTCGGGTACTGCTGTTCAGACCCTTTTACTACTTCCCCATCTACTTCCTGATAAGAGTAGAATACATCATTTTCAAGATAGACATGGGTATAGACAGTAATAATATCTTCTGGCTTCTTTTCTTCACCACCTCTAGTGACCATAGCCTTTACGTCATCTGGAAGAGCTGCAAAGGCAATTTTATCCATAGCAACAAGCTGTACTACGTTACCTAAAGCATCTCTCTGGAGAACGTAAGAGTTCAGTTTGTAGAGCTTCATACCACCTTCCTTTGGTGGCAAGAAAAGCAGACAGTTGCCAGTCACAACCAATACCTTAATAGCTTCCGCAAGGGTCACTCGGTATTGATGTGTCTCCGCATACTGAATTACTTTCTGTTCGAGATTAGCCAAAGCCTGTTCAACCTGTTCACGCATTTCAGGCTGATTTGCGAGGTCTGCTTCTGCGTCTTCTCCCGGTGTAAGTCTAAAGAAGGTGTCGTTTGGTGGAAACAGAGCCAACATAAGTTTAGACCCTAGATTATTTACACCTCTAGCTCCAATACTCTGATATGGTGTATCAAAGTTAGAAGATCCATTAGACCCCTCTTTAGGAAAGAGTGAAGGAATTGTGTAGGTAGCACAATCTTCTGCTCTCGTTATATACGGAGAACGATCAGAAGACAACCTCTCATAAATAGACTTTGCTGTCTCTTCATGATTAAAAGTCGTTCCTTTTTTAGCCATGTGTCACCACTTACAGGTTAAGACCTGTTCCTGTAGTCCCACCACCAGCCGAATCAGAACCATTATCAATCATCAGACTCTTTTTACCAACTGCTTTCTTTTTACGCTTAGTAGCATCTGTGTCTACATTGGTGTCATTATTCTGTGCGTCTGCTGCTGGAGATGCTGCTGCCCCTGCCGACTGAGTGACAGATGCCGTAGAAGTTCTAGCTCCAAAAAGTTTACCTACAGCTCGAAATGGTGCTGAGATAACTTTACCAATAGCGTGTCCAATACCGCCCATAATTAAATACTCCAACCTCCTGTGTCGTTTACACTAACTCTGTTATTCATGTTGTCTGTTCCACGCCTGATCTGTAATGCCTGAGAACCTCTCCGTTTCTGCTTCCATGCATCCGTCCCACCATAGATAGGAGAATTTGGATCAGCAGCTTCCGTAGAAGGGATTAGCTCTCTAGCAGTGACAGACGGTGTAGGAATCTTAGGTGTCTTCCATAAACACACCCTATCACCTCTCATTCTGCTCCTTTGCCACTGAACGTAAATGATTGATAATATCTCTTGCCCCCTTAATGTATCCAATTTTGTACTCTGCGGATTCATCTTTAAGAGAATTTAAGAGCAAATCAAAATCAAACAGGGCATCAAGATACGTTACAATATCTTCATGAACATATGGAATCTTAATTTCATCCACAATGTATACCTCCTCTGTTTCTTGACTCAATTAGCCACTATAGAGGCTGTCTCAATTAGGAAAGACCCAAGCAAAACATGGATACATAAACGTACATTTACCGTGTCTCTTATAGAGATTTTCAATCATCTTAGGGTCATCGGTCATGGACGCTCCTGTCTCCATTAAAGCACAACCAAGCCCCTTAGCTCTCTTCTTCATGTACCTAAGAGCTATGCGACCAAAGCCATGAAAAGCTGGGTCTAAGCAAAGTACAAAGAGTTCACTAAAACAGGTGTAGCGTGTGTACCATGGTGTAACAATATCAAAAGCTAACACACCCACATTGTGTCCTTTAGTATCCCTAAATAGAATAAGGTGCTTTGCTTCTGCGAGCCAGTAAAGACTATAGTAGATAGACCCAAAGTCAGCAAAGGTCTTACCGGGTTTAGATCTCAGCTCCCGAATTTCGTGATAGACCTTTGATGCAATATAGTCAAGGGTCTTATTATCGTTAGGGTCTACTTCGATGGAGACCAGAGAATCGGCTTCCCATCCTTCCACTCTGTGTCTCTTAGAATGCGAGCGACCCTTGCTTGCTGCAATGCGTCTTCCTCTGTTAGACCTTTTCTTAGAAAAGTTTTCTTTACTGTCCCCCATGAGACTCCCTCCTTCTTAAAAATCTTTTCTGCTGTCTTTTCACCAATCCCCGGACAACCATCATAGTTATCTGCTTTGTCTCCAATGAGTGCCTGTGTGTAGAACCATTTGTCTGCTTCTCTCTCAGAGATGTGATACAGCTCTCCTTTAAGGAAGTTGTAAAAGATACCGGGGATAGACCTAAAGTCTTTATCACCAGAACTATGCACTTCCTGTCCTTTGAAGTGAGTAGCAAGGATCCCTACTACGTCATCTGCTTCAAGGGTCGGGATCATCCTTGTAGTGTAATGTGCTTTAATCCAATCAAGGACTTCCCGATAGCAAACAGGTTTTCTCTTACCAATTCTGTTAGCCTTATAGGTAGACAAGATCTTTTTTCTGAAATTGGCTACTGGGTCTGAAATGCACATAATGATCCTGTACTCACCTTCGTAGTTCAGCTTGTCCAAGATCGTTGTGACAATTCCTTCGACCCTATCATCAATCTGTGCTTCAGCTTCATGTGCATCGGCGTGAAGAGTCCAAAGACCATCACCCCAATTTATCTCTCGCTCCACTGAAGAGCAAGACACAAAGCAAAGCATATCAGCATCCAGAAGAATATATAGCATTATACATACCCTTCCTTCTTCAAGAGATTATATCCCTTTGACGTAACGTACCAAGAGTTCGTAGCAGTGCCAGAAAGTACAGAAGTGATATGACCACGAGAAGCTGCTTCTGCAATAATGAATGCATTTTCTCTAGCAAAGTCACTCTGAAGTCTGTATTGCTTAAACATCATTTTACAAAGTGTCTCAAGATATTTATTCAAATAGAATACTCCTTTCGTATTAGTGACAGTCATACCAATTTCCTCCTTTCATGCCATCGGTATCCAACTGTACTCTGAAATGAAAATGAGCTTGTGTGTCTCTCATAGCAGCCTGTGCTTCTGCAATAACAATATCTGCAATCTCAGGTGTTCTGCATGCGATCTGCTGCTCGTCATGCACCCAAGCCATAAGAGCAAAATCACCATTCCAACCATGCGTAAGTCCACGAGCTAACAACCTCTCTTCCGTTCTTACTATCCAATACTTACAAACCAAAGCACCAGCCGACTGCAAGAGAAGGTTAAGGGCTGAATGGATAGACCTAACGTGCAAGTGTCTACCATCAAGACCCTTTAGGTACTTTCTATGCCACTTAATGATCTTCCCATGGTACTCTTCAGCTATAAGACAATTCTTAATATCCCTTCGTAAAGAAGAAATAGCAGGAGTCCCAGCAAGAAATTTCTTTTTGAGTCGTTTCCCATCAGTTGCGTCACCACCTACGATCTTACCAATCTTTGCATCTCCTGCACCATACAAGAAAGCATAGATAAAGGTCTTTGCTCCGTCTCGTGTAGGAAGACCAGCTGCTTTCTGATTTGCTGTATGAATGTCACCATGGACTACTTCATCAGCATACGCACCAGAGTCATAAGGGTATAGGAAATGAGACAAACACCTAAGCTCCAGACCACAAGCATCAATGCCCGCCTGTACCCATCCTTTAGGCACTCCGAACAGACTACGACACTCCTTGCCGTAGGGACTAGCATTGTGAGGAACCTGAGTAACATTCGGCTGAGAATGAGTAGCACGCCCACTAACAGTACCGTTAGGATTAACTCTTCCATGAATCTTGCCATCTCCTTTCACACACTTCAACCACGCCTGTGTCCCATCTGCAAGCTGACCCAGACGCTTCGTAAGCATCAACTGTTCTTCAAACAAAGGAGTCAAAGTACGAATTGCTTCAGGAGCTTCTTCGTCTTTTGCCATAAAGTGAAAAGTTGTTTCATCTATCTTTAACCTCCCATCTTCCGCATACAATTCTTCATTCTGTGGACTATATCCATAATGCGTTCTAATTACCCATTCGATCTGCTGCCTAGACCCCGGATTAAATTCTTTGTATCTCTGAACAGGGACACCAGCCTTGTAACCAAGTCTCTTATTGTCTCTCTTAGGGATAAAGACCTTATCTGGAATAGGTGGAGCAAGGTCTTTGATTTTGGAAGACACAATAGCTGCTCTGTCTCTAAGGGTCTTTTCAAGCTCCTTTGCTCCCTTAATGTCAAATGGGAAACCATTTTGCTCCTGCTTTGTCATTAACCACTGAGCCTTATGTTCAAGGTCAATAGCAGCTTCTGGATAATGTTTAGCCAGCTCTTTCTCATAAAGGGCTTCAGTAACGACAACATCCTGCTTATTGTATTTCAGCATATCTTCGTTAAACATTGCCCATGCATCTTCTGTGTCTTCCGCATATGTGCCTTTATAGACACCAAGGCGATACCCATAAGCCTTTAAGGTGTGCGACCCAATTAAAGCGCCGGGCAACTCCTTGCGTCTAAAAGCACCATAGTCCGACTCAGAGATGTTGGAAAAGACCAGCCTTGCCAGAACTAATGTGTCTACAACAAACTTTCTCTTGTCTCTCGGAATCTCAAACCATGGATAGATCTTATGGATAGCTGGAATATCGAAGTTAATGATATTGTGTCCACAAATTCCTTCTCCGTTATTCACAGCTTCCCACAATCTCTTAACACCAGCTTCAACCTCTTCAGGTCTATAGCCAGTAACATTATGGTGTCCATCAGATATGCTTAGGCAGTGAATCTTAGTCATCGTGTCTAACAGACCATCAGTTTCAATATCAAAGATAAGCATATCTAATTTCCTCCTTATATGCTTTACTTACATGCCACAAGCACTATAACCGCAACCAACGCAATAACCACAATGCCCTTCAACCTTAAAGAGTTTTTCATGACACTCTGGGCATTCTCTATAATCAGCATCTCCGCTGCAAGTTGGCTTCTTTGGTGCTGGCTCTGCTTTCTTTGGTTCAACCTTTTCTTTCTTCTCTTCAACCCCAAGGATATTACCTCTACGGCATCCATCACGGAATACCGTAATACCTTTACATCCACTTCTCCAAGCTGCAACATAGATATTAAATACATCATCAACAGTTGCATCATGCGGAAGGTTGACAGTAGAGCTAATAGCATTGTCAACATACTTCTGCATAGTGGACTGGAGAATAACGCGGCTTGCCCACGGAATGTCATGTGCTTCAACGACCCATGGGAACATCTCTTTGATTTCCTCTACACTCATATCCAAAGAAAGACCATTGTAGTTCAGAAGGTCTTCAATAGATCTTGCATAGACACGGAAGCTGTCTCCAGTCTTCTCCATCTTATGTGTAGAGCGATCATAGAAGAGCTTAAAGATAGGTTCACAGCCACCTGTAAAGTTCCCCATGAAGAGACTCATTGTACCTGTAGGTGCAATAGACAGAAGAGAAGCATTAGCCATCCCATGTTTCATTACACTATCCAGTTCCTCAGTGGTCATCAGGTCTTTATCAACAGTCGGAAGGATACCTTTGAAGAACTTACCGTAAGACCCAAATCTGATAGCTTCACCAACAGAAGCTCTCACTGCCATATCATGCATGGTCTTCAGAAGGGTGTCTACGAATTTAATAGACTCTTCAGAACCATATTTGATACGGAGAGCTACAAATGCATCTGCAAGACCAAACAGACCCAGACCAATCTGTCTCCAGTCATCAATGCACTTCTTGTTTTCTGGGAGTGGCTGCTTATCGTAACCATAAGAGAGAACATCGTTCAGTGCCATTACAGCTTTGACTACAGTTTCGCAGAATGCTTTGTAGTCGAAGAATGCATCAGTGCGGAACTTATTTCTAACAAAGCTATAGACATTGATAGAACCGAGATTGCACGAGCTGTAGTCAGCACCAAGAAATTCACTGCATGGATTGGAAGTGGAAATATGATAGCTAGGACGGTTAGGATTAAAGTTATGCTGCTGAATACGCTCATTAAACAGAACCCCAGGATCTCCCATATCCCAAGCAACCTCACAAAAATGTGTGAAGAACTTTCTAGCATCAATCCATTTCTCAATGTTCTCACCTGTGTCTTTACACTCAAAGTGGAGTCTGAACTTCTTATTATTCAGAACGGCTTCCATAAATTCATCAGTGAAAAGTACCGAGATATTCATAGATGCCAACTTTTCGCCAGATGCTTTCATATCCAGAAGAGCTTCAACATCAGGATGGTCGCAATTCAGAACGACCATTTCTGCTGCTCTACGCCCTCTCGCCCCAATGATGTTACCAGTGGTGTTGTACAGTTCCAAGAAGGAAATTGCACCAGTAGAGGTTTCGGCTGCATTACGGACTTTAGCTCCCTTTGGTCTAAGGTTGGAGATGTTTACACCAGCTCCACCACCTCTGGAGAAAATACGAGCCATCTGTGCATTGGACTTATAGATAGACTCAATGTCATCTTCTGGCATCGGCATAATGTAGCAGTTAGAAGAAGAAGCCTTAACTTCTGGTCTTCCTGCCATGTAGAGAGTTCGTCCTCCGAAACAGAATCTTCCTGCTTCCAGACTCTCTTTAACAAAGTCGTGAAGTTCTGGTCTTACGATAGACGCTACTCTTTCACAAAATTCTTCTGGAGTCTCTTCGGCGTTCTTCGCATACTTTGCTTTGAAGATACCCATAGATACTTCACGATCTTCCCAATCAACTTTCATAGTTCCTCCTAGTTATTAAAAAGGACAATCAGTGTCCTCCTCATTATCTTCATCATCTTCAAAATCAGTCAGCCTATCAACCGCAGTCAATCTGTCTGTGTCTCTATCATAATACAAGTAGCCAGCAATCCCTGTTTCGCCTGTCCATCTGTTCTTCAGAACACGGACTCTCACAAGGTTCTTCTTGCGACCCTCTGCTTGCTGATTTCTCTCCAGACCAATAACTGTATCTGCAAGCTGTGCTATAGCTCCTGAACCACGAAGCTGGGACAAAGAAGTAGACCCACCTTCTTCATGTGACTGCTGGTCAGGAACTCGCCGAAGATGTGAAATGACTATAAGACCAACCCCAGTCTCCTCGACAAGAGATCTCATAGTTGTCATAAGCACATCTATCAGCTTTCGTTCGTTGTCTCCTTCGATACCAGAGACAGCGATAGATACATGATCTAGTATGATAAAGTCACATTTTTCACCTACAGCCATGTACCTAATTTTGTCCATCAGATTGTCACCTTCAAGTGACCCAAAGTGTTCATAAAGAACATAGTTTCCTGTCCCCATTGTCTTATCAAAAGCTGCTCTGAACTCTTCATCAGATAGACCCTGCCTATTGATGTAGAGTCTTTTGCCAGCTGCGATAGACATAAGACCTTTGACTGTCCTCTTCACGTTCTCTTCAAGCATCAGCATGCCTACTTTAAGATGTTTGTTGACACCCATATCATAGGCAATCTCTCTTACAAAAGTTGTCTTCCCAACGCCAGTGCCAGCGGTCAAGACTGTCAGCTCTCCTTTACGAATACCCATAGTCATCTTATTGAGATCAATATCCCATGGATACGGATAGCCTTTGTCATTGTCATCTTCTTTGGATACTTCATCCCATGTGTCTTTACCGTTAATAATGCCATCGGGCATGTATGGTTTTGCAGACCAGATAGCTTTGATAACGTCCTGTCCTTTGCCATTCAGCAAACATTCATTTGGGTCTTTGAGCGGAAGATTAGCAATGTATAGCTTATTAGGTTTCAGAAGACCCTCAATGCTCTTCACTGCTTTCCTTCCTGCTTCGTCCATGTCAAACATTACAATGACCTGTTCAAAAGAGTTCAGCCAATCCATGTTTGCCTTAAAGACCTTTTTAGCAGAACCAACGCCCAGCGGGATAGACACAACAGGGTATTTATTTCCCTGAAGCTGAGACACAGTTAAACAATCAATCTCACCTTCTGTGATGACCAGTTTCTTACCACCGCCACCAGCCCACTTTTGCTGTCCGTAGAATCTTGTAGAGATATCACCTCTTGTCTTAAAGATCTTGTTAGCGAACCTGAGCTTCTGCCCAACGATCTTTCCATCGTCATCAAAGTAGTTCGCTACCTGACACCAGCCACCATCCATTCTGACTTTGTAATATGAGTAAGCCTGACATGTTACTTCTGTAATCCCCCTAGCTCTCAGTGAGTCCAGTTTCATATTGTCGATAGGAATGATCTTTTTGTTATGACCCCCTCCTCTGCCCTCTTCTCCACTATGATAGGTCTTGCACGAGAAGCAATATGTATGACCATCGCTATACTCACAGAGAGCATCGTGAGAACCGCAATCTGGACATGGCAGATGTACTCGAATTGCGGTACTCTCTAGCTCTTCCATTAAACTCAACCCTCCATATCACCAGCATCATTTGTTTCCATAATCTTTGCATTTGGATACTTAGATGTGATCTCTTTGACAGCCTTCTTAGCTGCCATCGTCACTTTATCGTCACCAGCTGTGTCTATAAGAATGGCAAGAGCTTTGTCTTCATGCTCGAACCACCAACCAGCATATGCATATTCAACCCTATCTACTTCCACTGCACCATTTGCTCGCACAATGAAATGGAATCCTGTATCAAGACCACCTCTCCTCATGCATTTATTTCTAAGATCTTCTAAAGCTGTGCCTTTCAGATCTTTCTTGACGATATAGATATAGTAGGTGTCCGTTCTCTTTCTAAACTTCAAATTCACGAACGCCACTTAGTTCACCTCCTCTTCTCTGTTTCTTGTCTCAATTACTTCTTCTTCTTAATCAAGCCAGTGATGGCTCTCTTTCTTTCTCTTAGCCATTTGTCTGGAATCCATTTATCAGCAAACTTGAAACCATATTTGTCACACCAGTCAGCATACGTTGTCTTAGACCCCTTGTAAATGTGTGTCTTAGAAGATGAAAAGACAAATCTAATATCCAGTTTAGGATACTGCTTTTTGATGAGCAGATGTTTCTTTCTGTCATCTACGTCAAAGACACCTTTTGTCTCTACAATAATACCGTTTGGTAAAACAAAATCAGGAGTGTAATGATGTAAAGTAGCTGGAATCTCATATGGAATCTGATACTCCTCATACTTCGCATCAATATCTGCATCCCTAAGCTGTGCTGCTACTTTGTCTTCCAGACCAGATCTGTAGGTCGCATCTACATGCTTAGACCAACCTCCTCGCCTACTGAAAAACCTCTTCATATTTAGAACTCTCCGTTATCTTCGTCTGTTTCCTCTGCGAATGGAGAATCGTCTTCTTCCTTCTCTTCAGGTGCGGAGAAGCCTTCTTCTTCACCAAAGCCGAAGCCCTTTGCATCCTTCTGTCCGTATTCTTTCAGGTCAATAATCTGCACTGCATCAAGACGGAGTTTGATACCATTGACCACCTTAGAAATCCAGTACGGTACAAGAGTGTATGCAACCTTAGCAATAGTTCCGTTACCGATAGACAGCGGTTCTTTGATCGGCTTACCATGTGCATCAAAGACTGAGATAGTGACCTTATGAGTCTCACCAGATTTTGTCGTGTAATGAGAGTTTGCTTTGAACTTAAAGACAATATCTCCATCCTTGTCTTCCTTATAGCCAAGGAACGGTTCAGCAGACCACTTCTGCCCCGGTTTCAGTTTAATAGAATGTTTAGCATTCTCCAGTTCCTCATCAATGACTGCAATTAGAGCATCAGTTTCCTTCTGATCAAATTTGATGTTGACCGTATAGCCTACGTCTTTGCCTTCATACTGTTCAGGTTCATAGATATGAGGGAACAGAAGGCTTCCCTTCGGGGTAACACCAGTTGTAAATTCATGCTTTGCCATAATTATTTATCTCCTTTGTTTTCTTCATCAGTAGAACCAAATCCACCATTACCACGTTCAGTTTTGTCTAATACAGTTACTTCTTCAATGTTAAATGCTGGGTCTTTCACCAGTACGAACTGTGCAATGCGTTTACCTTCAAGAGCATGATACACAGTATCAGAATCATTGATGACCATCAATGTAATCTCTCCTCTATAGTCGGAGTCAATAATGCCTGTACAGTTGGCAAGTCTAATGCCTCTCTGTCCCCATGAACTACGGATATGAAGTTCACCATGGTATCCTTTAGGGATTGCCATTGCCAGACCAGTGTATACTTTTGTCACTACATGCGGAAAAAAGGTAACAGGGTCAGACACAGCCAGATCAAGACCCACCGAACCTTTGGTCATTTTCTTTGGAACTAATGCATGTTCATACAGCTTCTTAATTTTCAGTGTTGGCAGCTTCATTAAATACTCCTTTTCCTAACAAAAACTCAGCAGCCATCGGACACTGCTCCAGAATGTCACGACAGAACTTTCTCCATTCAGGCAGCTTGTGATTGTATCTCTGCTTCAACATTGTCTTCAACTGTCTATAGTTGGTCGTTACCCGAGCAGTCAGATGCAGACCAGTAGGACAGGAATACAGAAGAATCAAGAAGTTCTGTTCACTAGGTTCTTCATTGTATCTCTTCTGCAACTCTTTGAGACGGTTGACAATCCATGGGTCTGTGTATGGTGTAAATGCTGTATCAAGTTCCATTTTGGACAGACGATGCATAGTTGACTGACTAGACACAATCTGTGCAAAATGGTATCTTTCAAACTCTGTCCACATCTTGACAGTACATGTCAGGTCAAAAGACACCACAATTCCAGACAGGAAGTTATCGTGTCCTTCGTTAGACGCTCTGCTTGCTAAAGACACAGCTCTCTTCCAGTCCTTTTCATCAAGGAATCTGTGCTGCTCTTCAATGTCCAAATGGGCTTTCATTGGATACCCACTGGCTCTGATTGAATTATGCATGTCATAAACCTGAAGATTGTTAATTCTCATTTCTTCTCCTTCTTCATCTCTTCAATTTCCTTCATTTTCTCCTCAATGAGAGGGTCAAATGGATAGATAGTAGGGTATGGGTTTGGCAAGATCTCTCCTTTTGTCCAGATGATAGCAATCAGCAGATAGAAGCATCCGAAGCAAAAAGCAAAAGACACGAGCCAGAACAGTACCTGAGCAAATTCATACGGAAAGTATTTCATCAGGTACATGAAGATACCAGACACAATAGCTGAAATAATGCCGATGATGATGCACTGTTTCTTAGTCATCCTGAGACACCTCAATCAGCAGTTTAGTAATCACATGCAGTTCAATAGCATCATCACCATACATATCAGTATCATCTGGAAGATATGGTTTAGCACCGGGATGGATAGCTACGACTTTCAAGTTCTTCACCTGTTCAGGAAGAAGTCTTGCTCTCTGCCCATAGCCAAAAATGATGTCTTTCTTATTGCCAAAGACCAGAATAGAATAATTATCTGGGTCAGAATCCATAAGACCAAGCGGGTAGTTATCTGGAACTACCTCTAAGAGTTCTTCAAGAGTCATTTCTTGTCACCTTCCTCTGCTAAATCCTTGAGCTGATTTGCGTACCACGCGATCTTTCCGGCGGTCTCTGCTTTGCCCCCTTTTCTGCCATAGCGATAGGCGTACTTCAGGATGTTCCCCCAAAGGAATCCCTCATACTGCTCCCGATGCATCAAATGGTTGATAATGTCAATAGCTTCAGGAAGACCCTCTACCTTGTAATGGGCTGGGTTGACAGCATCTTCTGTCTTCTTGTTGAGTGCATCTTCCATACGCTCTACAGTGCCTTCATCATCTTCATCTGCGAGTTCCTTCATGATATCTGGAAGTACCTTAGCAGCATATTCAGGGTCAATGTGATAGATACCCATTTCAGGATGAGTGCCACTTTCGTTAAACTTGCCATCTGCCATGAAGAAATCATAGTCCCCCAGATGACCATCATCCCAATGAACTTCAATCGGGAAATTGTCAGCTGCTTCATTCTTTGTTACGACACCACCACCAAAGTAGGGAGACCAAACACGTTCTCCTACCTTAAATTTTTTACCTTCAACACTCCTTTTTTCTTCATCTTCATGCATCTTTTTTGCAATGTCATAATTGATAACCCCTGCAATCTGTCCCACTTCGCTCTCTCCTGTCTCCTCTTTAGGAATATCTTTTAACAGCATAAGTTTGAAATTCTCATCCCCATCAATCATATGAAGTGACATACGCCCATCCCTTGTAAACGAACTATATGGTTCATCCGCAAAATATGGCTTGTCCCAAAAGACTCTAATAGGGTATGGAACATCGGTCTTAAAGTCTCCAACTACTGTACCTCTGCCGTAGTAAGGATAAAAGACTCTATCGGTGAGCTTGAACATATGAATAATGTCATTGTCAGGCTGAGGGTATAACTTATTGAACTTCCCATCAGGTGTGTAGAACTCACAAGAGTTGAAAGACCTAGGACATGCACCTATCCAATATACCTGAACTGGATATGTATTCGTCTTAGGGTCGTCAATGTGTTTCACTACACCTTCACCAAAGTGCTTAGAGTAGACATGATCGCCTACCTTAAACTTACCAACTTTCAGGATACAAATGTCAACATCAGGGTCATTAAAGCTGATATTATATCGACCTTCTGGCGTAAAAATGCTTCTCTTGCAGCTATCCTTCCACTGAACATGAATAGGATAGATGTACAGGTCGTTGTTATCAACATCCGTTACAATGCCTTCACCGAATCTTCCGGAATAGACCTCATCACCTACATGAAACATAATAACCTCCTTCTTTTCTTAGAATAGCCATAGGATGCTCCAAAATCGTTTCTAAGGTGTTTGCAAGGGTTCTTAGTATAATTTACTTACTCACCCTTGAGGAACTCTCTGAAGCGATTTAAGAGCTTCCTGCCATGCTTGTGTTTTCTCTTAACTACTGTGATTTTCAAAGCATCCTCCTCTTTAGCATAGACAGACAGATAACCATCTTCTGTGAATGTGCTTTCACTTTCGACCAGATGTACATTGGTTGCAAACCATGTGACTACAATAGGATAGACACATGGCTCTTTGAGAATCTCTGTCACCATTCCATAGCCATGGAAGGGGGCATAGACCAGATCTCCGAGCTTGAACTTGCCTACTCTGTACTTAAAAGCAGTCATCTAACGTCCACTCCTTGTCATTCATAATCTCTACAGCGTTCTCAAGACACTTACTAAACTCATTCATGCATGAGGTGGGTCTAGTACCACACTTGTGTCCCTTTGTAGTAGCGATAATGCAAGCAGCAGTGTAGCCTGTAAGTCGCTTTGCAATGAAACTCAAGTTACCTTGGCAGCCACCAGTGAACTTAATATGTGTTACACAATATTCATTTGGCACTACCTCAGTCCTATCAAAGTTTGCTACAGGAGTCAAGGTGAACTCAATCTGCCAACAACAGACTCCTTTAGGCTTAAAAGAGAAATGCATAAATTGTCAACCTCCTTTCACTGTGTTCTTCTCTGTTTCTTGTCTCAATTACTAACTGAGAGACATTCTCAGTTGCCACTGCCGAAGGCTCGTGGTATAAGACACAAAGATTTAAGACACCAAAAAAGACCCCATACCTCACCAGTCCTTTTTGGTGCGGTATGGAGTCTTTAAGATACCATAAGGTTACTAACTACTAGCTATTATCTATCTATCTAAAAGATACTTAATATTAAGATATTTTAAGATAGTATATAGTAGCTAGATTTAAGGTATCTAGTAAGACTCTTTAAGATATCTTAAAGATACTTAATATTAAGATATTTTAAGATAGTATATAGTAGCTAGATTTAAGGTATCTAGTAAGACTCTTTAAGATATCTTAAAGATACCTTCTTTCTCTCCTCCTCTGTTTCTTGTCTCAATTAGTATTACTTCGTGGAGCAATTAGTGACTTAGTGAAATGCATAAAGGCTACTCAGGACTTCATTGATATCAAAAGACCCCTTGCTTGGCAGTTCAGGAAGTTCCTTTTCGGTCAGGTGCGACACTTCCTCAGCGAACTCTTTAAGTACGTCATGTTCCGTGTACATCTTCACAAAGCACTCTCTGACAGTCTTAAAGAGAACCTCTGCGTCCGCTACTGTAGTCCCATAAGAGTCGTGAATCATCGCAAAATGGTTAATGCCTTGGTCTTTAGCGGTGCAGACCGTAAGCTGAAGGTGGCTTGCGTCCATGCTATGAATGAAGTTCGGTGCAATGGAGTTAGCTTGCTTTCTGCTATTTACATCCCCTAATGTATAGGGAACATAAATTCTCTTCTGTGTCTGTGCAAAGCGGAGTCTATAGATCTTGGTCTTCGTGGTCAGGTACGGTTGGTGGATTAAAAGACCCATGGGGGTAGTCCACTGTACTACGTTCTCATTCTTGCAGATGAGTCTAGTAACCTTCTGAAGCCACTCCATGCCTTCGACAGCCTTGACTACTACTTTTCTAACTGCATTCCAAATCAGCTTTGCCATGTAAGCAGCCATAGGGTGTGCATTGGCTTCTGTAAAGACACCTTCATTCATGTGAGGTTCAATAGTGTCTGTCAGAATCTGCTCCTTGAAGCCGTATTCCTTAGACCCATATGCAAGTGTCATGACAGAACGCTTGGTGACTTTTCTATTGACACCAAAGTTCAGCCATAACTGTGCCATGGTCTTAGTCCCGAGCTTCATCCTATTTTTGTCATCATCCCATTCATCTACTGTACCCTGTTCTGAATCATGTTTTAATACTTGATTTACAACCTGTGCTACACGACCATAGATATCTTGAGGTCTGTCACTTGGTTTCAGATTGACTGCTTCCGCACCTACAGGGTCTCTCAAGATTGCCGAAAAGTGCTGAAGACCAGAACACGTTCCATCAAATGCCACTGGAACACCAGTTGACCATCCGATGATAGACCCATTGTGACTCGCCTTGTAGTCGATCATCTTATGGTATTCAAAGCAGAACTGAAGGAACTCAAAGGGACAATCAAGATTTCCCCACCAGTCCAACATAGCTATAGGGTCTTCCGCAGTATCAAGGATATTGCGTTCGTTATCCTTGACCCACTTGATTTCCTCAGCAAAAGACACCTTGTCAATCCCTGCGAACTCAGCTCCTGCAATCAAGAACCAACGCTCGCTCTCTGGGTCTGTGATCTTGGGGGCATCCGCAAACTGAATAAGACCCTTGTTAAGGTCATCCCCCTGAAATGAGAAGGGCGGAATAGGATAGACCCTGCCTCTAAAGTCCATGTTGCAAGGGAAGTAAATCCTCTCATAGTCCTTAAAACGGTCTGCGGTCTTGATGTTAGCTAATACTCTAATCATCTTACCTTTACGACTAGACTCTTTCTTGTAGTGCAGATACGCCTTGTGCTTGTGTTCCTTGAGTTCCTGTTCAGTTGGATTATGGAGCTTAGGGAGACCCTCAAATGGTTCGGTGCGTGGCAGACCAGCTCTATCACCACCCATCTTGACAATTTCATGAGCCACTTCCAGTACCTTTTTGTCAATTTTCCATGGGGTACTTTGGATAGAATTGAGAGCCTTCATGGGCTTGGAGAGGTCAGCAGACTTGAGCTTACTCATGTACTTCTTGTAATAGTAGCCACCATCCTGAAAACGATAGAGTCTCAGCATGCTATTAAAGACTGCCAGTTCTCCGTAGTAGCCCCCATCATTGATATCAGTCCAGTCCTTTGGGAGGATGATGGTAGGACAAGAGGAGTAGGCATGCAAGAGTGAATAGTCTGTATTGGTCTTCCAAATATCAATGAACTTCTGTGTCGGATGAAGCTTGTCAACCTCACCACCTACCGACTGGAGTTCAAAGAGGTCTGTAGAGGAAAGCAGCACCTCTACTAACTTGCCCCCTAAAGTGAACCATACGTTCTTGTCAAATTTCCTTGGAGACCATGGGATACCCGCTTCGACAATCTTGTTTTCTACTTCCCTGACATAGTAGCGTCTGTAGTAGTCACTGTTTCTTGTCTTAAGTCCCCCTGCGATACCAATAGGAATGTTGGTAAATTCAAACATTTTCTTGTTATTTGTTTTAAGCCAGTCCTGAAACAAGGTGCTATTGATATACTTCTGATAATCTTCACCCTGCAAGTAGTTCAGAAATTCCTGCAAGTGTACTTCTTGAGTGATCTGCACACCAATGATTTCCCCTATATGAGAGAGGGACGGATATTCGTCATCCCCGCCCTTGATAGCAGCCTGATTGATGACATTAGAGAGCAATGAGAGACACAGAATAGAAATGAACGTCTCATCATCGTCATACTGTGCATTGGCGTACTTGAGAAACTGATAATACATGGGCTTTACGCCTCTTTTAGGTGTCAACTGTACGTCCAACCATACACGCATGTTCTGTGCTAAATTGTCGTACAGATGGTTAATAAGACCAGCACCCATGGCTGTATGAGAAGCAGATCGGAA